TTAAAAAAGAAAAGAGATTCAAATATTGTTTGGATGAATGACAAATGGATTTATAAAGAAATCCAACCTTATGTAAATGAAGCAAATGCTAAAGCTGGTTGGAATTTTCAATGGGATTATTCGGAAAGCTGTCAATTTACAATTTATAAAAAAGGTCAATATTATGATTGGCATTGTGATAGTTGGGATAAACCTTATAAAGAAAAAGGTCCAACAGAAGGAAAAATTAGAAAATTATCAGTAACTGTTTCTTTAACAGACCCTAAAGAATATAAAGGTGGAGAACTTGAATTTGATTTTAGAAATGAAGATCCTGATAAAAAACCGGCACAAAGAGCTTGTAGTGAGATATTACCTAAAGGAAGTTTAGTAGTATTTCCAAGTTTTGTGTGGCATAGAGTTAAACCAGTACTAAAAGGAACCAGGTATAGTCTAGTGATTTGGAGTCTAGGCTATCCATTTAAATAAAGGAGAAACATGAAAGAAGGCGCAAGCGGAAGTAAAACAACCCCACTCGAAGATGTTAAATTTACTAGTGCAGCATATTTTAGTACTCCCGTATGGAGTGCACAATGCTCAACTTTTTTAAAATTAATGTTAAAATTAAGTGATGGTTATTTAAAAAAAACTCATAAAGAAATAATGAGTAAAACCATAAAAGAAAGAGATAAAAAATTAAAAAAAAATATAGGAGATTTAGGTATGTCAAATCATAGTGAATCTTTTAATGGTGACCCTAAGGCAAAACAATTTGTAGATTTTTGTGGTCAACGTTCTTATGAGTTTTTAGATTGGTGTGGGTTTGATTTAAAAAATCACACTTTACATTTTACAGAATGTTGGGTGCAAGAGTTTGCAAAACGCGGAGGCGGTCATCACGATACTCATGTTCATTGGAATCAACATGTTTCAGGATTTTATTTTTTAAAATGTAGTGAAAATACATCCTTACCTGTTTTACATGATCCGCGACCAGCAGCTATGATGACAAAGCTTCCACAAAAAAATCCAAGTAAAATTTCTTTTGCTAATGATGCTGTTCATTATAAAGTACAGCCTGGAACTATGATACTTATTCCTGGTTATACTCCTCATCAATATCCTTTTGATTTAGGATTAGAACCATTTAGATTTATACATTGGAACATACAAGCAGTTCCAAAAGCTATATCAGGATATAACTCGGAGAAAAAAAATGACCTTCCAAAAAAATAAATATACTGTTTTAAAAAAAGCTATAAGTCCACAATTAGCAAAATTTGTATTTCAATACTTTATGTTAAAAAGAAAAGTAGCACGAAGATTTTTTGATGATAGATATATTTCTCAGTTTACCGAAGAATGGGGAGTGTGGAATGATAAACAAGTTCCTGAAACGTATTCTCATTATGCCGACATTGCAATGGAAACTCTGTTAACTTGGGTTCAGCCAGCAATGGAAAAACACACAGGATTAAAATTAACTCCTACTTATTCATATGCAAGAATCTATAAAAAAGGAGATATTTTAAAAAGACACAAAGACAGATTTAGTTGTGAGATTTCTACAACTTTAAATTTGGGTGGAGATCCATGGCCTATTTATTTAAGTCCAAATGAAAATGTTGGAATGCCGGATGGTAAAAAAATAACGGCAGAAAGTGATGCTAAAGGAATTAAAGTAGATTTAAAACCCGGAGATATGCTTATTTATTCGGGTTGTGAAGTAGAGCATTGGAGATATGCTTTTGAAGGTAAAGATTGTGCTCAAGTCTTTCTACATTATAACCAACTTTCTAAAAAAGCAGAACAAAACAAGTTTGATAAACGTCTTCATTTAGGTCTTCCATCTTGGTTTAAAGGGTGATATAGTTCTTAGATGGAGGCAGTGGGTACCACCATACCACCACTGTCTCCTTTTAAGGATTATATATGTTATTAGGAATTGCTTCATTTGCAGAATTACCGATTTCTACGTCGGGCCCAGACAATAGTGTAACGATTTCAGCTACTAAGAATGCGTTAACTATTAGTATTGGAAACCCTGGTATTACGGCTGATTCAATTGTCGAAGATCCTACTGGATCTCAAGTTACATTAGGATTTGGAACTTTAACTATTTCAGGAGACGCTAATTTAAGTCCTACGGGTTCTCAAGTTACTTTAGGCACAGGTACCGTTATAGTGAGTGCTGGAGCGACGATTGCAGCTACTGGAAATCAGGTTGTAATTTCCTCAGGAAGTGTTAGTATATCAGGTAGCGCTGTTGTAGTTCCAACTAAGGCAAGTTTTACCTTGTCTACGGGCACAGT